ATATTTTATCTGAGGGTGCATTTGTAGATGGAGATAAGACCAAATTAGATGGAATAGAGACAGGAGCAGACGTAACTGATGCAACCAATGTCGCAGCCACAGGGGCGGTTATTCCAACAGGAACACCTGATGGGACTAAGTTTTTGCGAGATGACGAGGTTTGGACTACCATTCCTGGTGGTGGTGATGCTTTGACGACAAGTTTTTTGTCGCAATTCGTATCAACAACATCTTTGCAGTTATTAGGAGTCATATCTGACGAAACAGGAACAGGCGCTTTAGTTTTTGGCACATCGCCAACACTTGTGACACCGAACTTAGGTACACCAAGTGTGTTGATAGGTACTAATATCACGGGTACGGCAGCAGGGTTAACAGTTGGAGCAACTACAGGAGTTGAGGCAGGTGCGGATGTTACAGATACTGAAAATGTAACGGCGGCAGGTGCATTAATGGATTCTGAGGTTGTTAATTTAGCACAAGTCAAAGCATTTGACTCTACTGATTACGCAGCGGCTTTAGGGGTGGATGATAATTACGTCACCGATGCAGAAAAAATAGTAATCGGCAACACGAGTGGAACAAATACTGGAGACCAAGATATATCGGGTAAACAAAATATATTAGCAGAAGGGGCTTTTGTTGATGGTGACAAGACTAAATTAGATGGAATAGAGACAGGAGCAGACGTAACTGATGCAACCAATGTCGCAGCCACAGGAGCAGTAATACCAACAGGAACACCTGATGGGACTAAGTTTTTGCGAGATGACGAGGTTTGGACTACCATTCCTGGTGGTGGTGATGCTTTAACATCAAATCCATTGTCTCAATTTGCCGCAACAACTTCAGCGCAGTTGTTAGGGGTTATGTCCGATGAAACAGGAACGGGTGCATTAGTATTTGCTACTTCACCAACACTTGTTACACCAAACTTAGGGACACCGACCACATTGGTTGGCACGAACATTACGGGAACGGCAGCAGGATTAACTGTGGGAGCAACCACAGGAGTAGAAGCGGGCGCAGACGTAACTGATACGGCTAACGTAACCGCAGCAGGAGCGTTGATGGATAGCGAAATCACTAACCTTGCACAAGTTAAAGCATTTGACTCAGCCGATTACGCTACGGCAGCGCAGGGTACTACGGCAGACAATGCACTTCCAACAACAGGAGGTGAAATGACGGGGGCTATTACAACGACAAGCACATTCGATGGGCGAGATGTTGCAACGGATGGCGCTAAACTAGATGGTATAGAAGCAGGTGCAGACGTAACCGATGCTACAAATATTGCAGCGGCAGGTGGAGTTATACCAACCGGAACGCCTGATGGAACTAAATTCTTGAGAGATGACCAAGTATGGACAGCTATCGCAGCAGGTGGTGTTGCTATTGGCGATGCTGTCGGTGGATCTTCGATTAATACATTACTTTTCTCAGATGGTTCGGGAAATTTAGGTAATAACACAAAGCTAACTTTCAACGGCACATCATTTAATTTTACTGGCAACAGTTCAACCTCCGTCACCTGTACATCGCTAGGTACTAATGCAGGTAATGGTAATGGTTCAAATGAGAATACATCTATCGGTAACATCGCTAATCAATCCTCTAGTGGCATGCGTAAAACAGCAGTTGGCAACAATGCAGGCAACGCTTCGAGTGGCAATGAGGGTACTTTTTTAGGCGCAGAATCTGGCAAGTCATCAGGCGGCAATAGAAACAATTACATAGGATATCGTTGTGGAATGAATAGGTCAGTTGGAGCCTCTAACAATGGGGTAGGTGATTATTCATTTTTTGCAGGTAGCGGCACTCAAAACTCCGCATTGGGCAGTAGTTCACAAAACTCCTCCGTCGGAAGTTTTAACACGTCTGTTGGTGGTGGTACTTTAACATTTGGCAACGGTTCAAATAATACGGCAGTAGGATATGCTGCAGGAAATTCAAATGTTGCAAGTGATGTTTTAGCGTTAGGCTATAACGCTGGAAAATCTAACTCGCAATCTAACAGAACAATCATAGGACAAAGTAATTTACCACAATTTGCAGGGGCGGCAGCAGCAGCAGCAACACTCCCGGCAGCAGGCGCAAATGGAGTTTATCTCTATTGGGATACAACAGATGATACAATTAAAGCAAGACCATAAATAATTAAAAAATGAGTAACTATTTAGAAACAGTAAGTTGCAAAAAAACAGTAGTAGTTGACCCTATTAACAACATCAGTTCTAAGATAAGCAATGCCGTTACATCGGCATCTTACACGGTAAATGGAATGATGATTAATGGTAACTACTTTTGGCTGCAAACGGTTGATGGTGTAGAAGTAGAGCGCATCATTGCTTGGGAATCTTCAAGGTCGTTCACATGGACTGAGTTGAACGGATTATATGACATTTTGGATGTTCAATATCCAACAGACCCAACTTACGAGCAGCGAACGAAAGCTAATATTGAAGCAGGATTACTTTACGTCACACAGCAAGAAGGGAAATTTGGGACATCATCTACTGATTGGGAATAAATAATTTATAATGATAGAAACAACGGAAAGGCAAAAAAGCACTTTGAAGAAAATTGAAGGCGAATTGGTGAAATTGCAGCAGCAAAGCCAAAGCATTACGATGCAGCGCAATAGCTACGTTTTAGGCATAATCGAAGGTTCTAAGTTCCATGCAACAGAAGGATTTGAGATAAACAAGGACTATAATTTAGAAAAAGTTGAGCAGACGATAAAAAACCCCACCAATTGACTATGATGTTAAAAGATGGTATACGTGGATTAAACAACAAACTAAAGTAATGAAGATATTTGGTTTTGACATAAAAAGAGCGGATAAACGAAGCATTGGGGCTAACCCATACTACGATTTTGCTCATGGTTTGGGATTCAGTTCAAGTGGTGTCAATACCGAAAGTGTTAGTGGGATTGCCTCATGGTGGAGAGGTACGCAAGTACTATCCAATATTGTGGCAGGGTTGCCAAAGCATTTGATTAAAATGGACTCGGAAGATAGAGAGTCGGTTTATGATATGCCATCTGTACCTATAATTACAGATATGGTTAATGACAACTTAGATTCCTACGCATGGCATGACTACATTATGCAGTCTGTGTTAAATTACGGTAATGGTTATTCTATTATACATAGAGATTCAAATAATAATCCGACACATTTAACACCAATACACCCCGATAAAGTTAAAATAAAGGTCTATGGCAATGCAGTTGTCTATGAGATAGATGACACAATAGAGGTGCTTTATGAGGATATGTATCACATTAAAGGCTTGAGCCACGATGCGTACATGGGTGTTAATCCAATAAGGGCACACGCAGTTAGTTTAGGGGCTACTGTTTCTGCTCAAGAGTATGGTAAGAATAGTTACGACAAAGGGTTTTTGTCAAATGGTTATCTAAAAGTAGATGGTAGCTTGACTTTAGAGGTAAAGAAGTCTTTAAAAGAAAGTTGGGGTAGAAGTAATTCAGGCGCATCCAATATGGGAACACCCGTGTTAGATGCAGGGCAAGAGTATGTGCCCATTATGATGTCTAACCAAGATGCTCAATACATAGAGTCAAGAAGGTTTCAGAAGAGCGAAATAGCAACGATATTGGGCATACCTACTCACTTAATAAATGAGATGGGAGATGCTAAGTATAATAACGTTGAGAACACCAACACACAGTTTGTTCAATACACGATAATGAGTTACGTACATAAGTTTGAGGCAGAGAATAAGAAGTTGGTCAGAACCGATCAACGTAACACCTACAAATGGAGGTATAACGTCAATGGTTTGATGAGAGGGGATATGGCAACACGTTCTGCGTTCTATGCCCAAGGCATACAAAACAGTTGGTTGAAGCCGAATGAGGCACGTAACTACGAGGACTTACCAGGAGGTATAGATGATTACATGATAAGCACAAACAATCAAATACCTTACGAAAATTTAGATACAGTTTTAGATAAAAATAAAGGAATAGAAAATGAATAATCAAGAACGGAGAACCTTAGAGGGTTCTATAGAAATCCGAATGAATGAGGATGGCGAGGAGAGCCGTACAATAGAAGGCTATGGTGCAGTTTTTAACCGATGGTCACACAACTTAGGGTGGTTTAAAGAGAAGATGGAGCGCAGTTCGTTTGACAACGTAGATATGTCGAACGTGATAGCAACATTCAACCACAACTTCGACAACGTTTTAGCGAGAGCAGATAGCGACACATTGAAGTTGGAAGTGGACGAAAGAGGGCTAAAATATAGCTTTGAAGCACCTAAAACAACGGCAGGGAATGACTTGTTAGAAAATGTTAGGAATGGCAACGTCAAAGGGTCAAGTTTTATGTTCACAGTAGCCAAGAATGGCTCAACGTGGACAGAAGGCGAAGATGTAGATGAGCGTGTTATCACACAAGTTGATAGGCTTATTGAACTTGGGCCAGTAACGACACCTGCATATCCCGACACCTCGGTTGCAAAGCGTGACTTAGAAAACATTAAAGAAGAAAAAAAGCCTAAGATGGTTAGTGTCTTAGACAAAGAACTTAAATATAAACATTTACGAAGTAAAATATGAAATCAAGTAAACAATTAAGAGAAGATCGCGGTCTAGTTGATGGCGAAATTCTTACACTTAGAAATAAGTACGAGGGTACAGAAATGACCCAAGAAGATGCGACAAAATTCGATGAATTAATCGAAAGAATGGAAGCATTAGGAAACGAAATTGAGTCAACTGAAAAGCGTGAGAGTGCTACATTAGCAGCAGCAAAACGTGCAGGTGGTTCGGTTCAATCGACAAACAAAGAAGAGAAGCAACTTTCTGAGTCATTTGACATGGCTAAAGCGGTTCGTTCATTGACAAGCAATGGTCAATTAAACGGAGCAGAGAAAGAGATGATTCAAGAGGGAATCAACGAAGCCCGAAATGCAGGTATTGAGTCAGGTGGAATGCGTATCGTTATCCCATCTAAATTCATGGAAAAAAGAACGGACATCGACCAAGCTACTTCGGCTATTCAGCCTGTAACAGTTGGAGCGTATAGCGATGCACTTCGTGAGAATGCAGTTTATGCAAATATTCCAGGAGTTAACATCTACACAGGACTAAGCGGCGACATGAAGTTACCTGTGACGGCTAAGCAAACTTTAGCATGGTCTACTGCTGAGAATAGTGCAGCAGCAGATGGTTGACTTAGGTCGTTCAGAAGCAGAATTGATTAATACTGCAATGTTTTCAACTGCAAGTGTAACAAATGCACCTGCATCTTTGGCAGCAACGTCAGGAGTTTTGACATTCACAGAAGCAGCGACATACGCTTACGGGACTTCAGTAGCTAAAGATTATTTAGCGGCTTTGAAAACAGTTGCAAACGATCATGGATTGACAGGTAACCACTCTTATGTTGGTTCAACTGAGTTAATCGCTGATATTTTAGCAGGTGTTAATGTAGCAGGTATTTCTCCAACAGTAACAAGCGGTGGATATAACCAATACACAATTAACGGAATGAATGCATTCTTTAGCACAGGAAACACAAAGGTAGCAGGTACTTCAGGAGATGCAATCTTTGGAGACTTCTCAAGAGTTCATTTTGGACGTTGGGGCGGTCTAAACATCTTGGTAGACCCTTACACAGTAGCAGGTAATGACCAAGTAAGACTGGTTGTAAACTCTAACGTGGATTGGTCATTAGTGCAAGGTGCTGCATTTACTAAGTTTACTTCACTTACAGCCTAATGAAAATTAAAGCTATAAACGCTTTGTTTCAGTTTGGTATCAATGCCTATAAGCACCAAGAGGTAGAGGTATCTGACAAGGTTGGCGAAGAACTTATTGGTAAGGGATTTGCAACAGAAGTAAAAGCAATAAAAAAGAAAAAGTGAGTTAGTGATGGTTGGGGGAGTGTTTCGGCATGAACCCAACCTTTTTTTAAGAGTATGAGAGTAATAAGAACACAAAAACCAAGCGGAACGGCAGTCCCATTACAGATAGTAAAGGAGCATTTGAGAGTCAATGGATACGATGAGGAAAATGGACTCATTGAGACATACATCAATGCTGCGGTGGACTTTATTGCACAAGAAACTTGGCGATACGTGCAGAGTGCATCTTATACTGCATACTTAGATAAATGGCAAACAGATTTAGTTATTAAGCGAAACCCAATTACTGAGATAACATCGATTAAATACTACGATATAGATGGTAATTTACAGACCATGGTAGAAGATACTGATTACTATGTTAGCTTAAATGGGAATTTTGCACGGATTCATTTTGAGAATACACCATCTTTGAGAGACAACCCTTATGACAATATAGAGGTGGCTTTTAAATGTGGGTACTTAGATTACTACAAGGTAGATGACTCTATTCTACAGTTGGTCAACATACTTGTGGCAGATTTCTTCAATACAAGAAACTCAATGACATTGGGTGTGAATGTACACGAAGTAGTTATTCCAAACTCAGCAAGAGCCATTATCAGAAACATAACACTAAGAGACTTTGCACAATGATGGATAGAGGTTTATATCCACACTACGTAACTGTTAAGTCAGTAACTAACACCAAAGATGATATTGGTGGTAACACAATTAGCTACACAGAGTTAGCAAAGGTATATATGTCTAAAAGAGATATGTCAGGTAGAGAGGGTATGGAGCAGTTGAGAGACACGGCTACAACCACAACTATCTTTAAGACTGCATACTACATATCGGGTTTAACCCAAGATCACGTATTAGAATTGAACTCAGTTCAGTAAGACATAATGATTATAAAGGAATTAGGATTCAGAGAATCACAAGAGATAACTTGTACGGCTAAGTATTAATGGAGATAGAGATAGAGGGTATAGAAGACGTTTTGTGGTCACTAAAAGAGTTGGATGACTCTTTGAAGCGACAAGAGATGTTGAAGATATTTAGAAGACAAATACACCCTGCAACTAAGGCTTTAAAGGAGAATGCTCCACTAATACAACCGAACTCAAAGGGTGTTAGGAGAACTATGAGTTACCATAGAGACAACTCTATTAAGTTTAAGCCTGGAAACCTAAAGAGGAGCATTAAAAAGTTCACAGGAAAGAGTAGAAATTTCCCTGCGGTTTTCACAGGGGCGCAAGTAAAGAAGGCGGTAGGTTCGGGGTACTATGGATACTTTGTACAAAAGGGTACAAGAAGAATAAAGGATGGAAGAAACGACTATGTAGAGAAGGCATTCTCACAAGTAAGTGGGACAATATCCTCCTCAACGACAGATGCCGTTAGTAAGTATATAAAGAAGAACGCAACAAGATTGGGATTTGAAGTAAGATGATAATAGAACAAGCAGTATATAGTATATTAAGTGGGAACACGGACTTGACAGATGTCTTACCAGCTACAAGTATGTTCGCAGGTAATGCACCTCAAGATACACCCAACCCATGCCTGATTTACTCAAGGTCATACACTTCACCCGATAACACAAAGGGGTTGGAGTTTTGGCAAATATGCAATTTTGAAGTTGACATATTTGCAAGTAAATATAAAGAGGCAGCTACTATAGCTGACTTAGTGAAGGCTGCTTTGAACAGAAGCAAGGGAGTTTTTACAGGTTTCAATATAGATGAGACTTTGTTTGATGGAGAGGATTATAGAGGGTACATACCTGACCATAATAGTCACCATGTATCACAAGGATATGTTATAACGATTAAGAACACATAAATGATAATTAGATTAACTAAAAACCACAAGACCGCACAAGGCAGAGTGCTAAAGGCAGGTCGGGTAATTGAGACTTCAAGGGGTCACGGTTATAAGGATTTTGAAGTCTTGGCAGAAGATGGACATTTTGGTAGTCCACAGAACTCAGGATTGAAGGCGAAGTTAGCTGCCGAATTAAATGCTAACAAAGAAAACAAAACAATAAAAACAACAACAAAATTAGAAAAAGATGGCAGCAAGTAGTGGAGTAATTAATGGAAATACCATTGGGCTATACATAGGTACAGACCTTATAGCACTTGGTAGAAGTAGTGATTTTTCAATTGAAATGAGTTCAATTGATGTAACAACTAAAGATAGTTCGGGAGCAACGGAGATTATTCCTGGACTTAGAAGTAACAGTTTTAATGCTGAGTTCTTGTTTGATAATGATTCAACACAAGGGTATGAGCAGATTTACGATGCATGGTTAGCAGGTACGGTTTTGACTGTAGTTGACCAATCGGGAACAACAGGTGATGTGAAGTACACATCTTCTGCGTATGTAACATCGGCAACGAAGAGTAACCCATCGAATGATGTGGTATCGGTATCAGTATCATTCCAATCAACAGGTGATCCAACTAAAGCGACTATAGCATAATCATGAGAAACATCACTATAAACGGTAAGAAATTACCATTCAGATTAAGCTACAGAGCATTAAAGGGTTCTTTAGCAGAGACAGGGTTATCTATACATACTATGGATAACTTAGATTTTTCACACTTAGCTATCTTTGGCAAAAATGGTGTAAACGCAGGTTATAAATTTAGCGATAGCAAAGACTCTATTTCATTAGAGGATTTTGAAGATTTGCTTGATGATGACTTTTCGGGTTTGAACACTATTGGAGATGCGATAGCAGAGGAGATGAAAATCATTAACGGTGAAGAATCCGAAAGTTCCGATACCGAAAAAAAGTAGATTATTGGGATTCCCTTGTACGTAGCGCAGCGTATTGGGGAATCTCAAATTACTACGACCTAACTCCAAGAGAGTTTGGGCTAACTGTCGATGGGATGTTGACAAGGTCTGAACAAGGTAGCAGAGAGAGTTGGGAACAACACCGATTCGTGAGTTGGTGGTCTACAAGCAATGAAGTGCGCAAACAACTAAAAAAACCAATGGATTTGGTTAAGTTTAGTTGGGAGAAGAGTACTACAGTCGAAGACATATTGACTGAGAACAAAAAAATTATGGAGAAATACCCAAAGGGCAAGTTAAAGTTTATAGATGGCTAACAAGAAGAATACCATAAATATAAAGATAGGTGCAAGTTCAAAGCAGTTTACATCTGAGATAAAAAAGGTTCAACGCACTTTGCGTAAGCAAGGTAGGAAAATGAAGCAGTTGGGTCAATCTATGACTACTTCATTAACTCTCCCCTTGGTTGGTTTAGGGTTGGTAGCTACCAAGACAACCGCTGAGTTTGAACAAGCGATGGCTAAAGTGAAGGCTATCTCGGGTGCTACTGGTAAGCAGTTTGAGATGCTTAACGACAATGCACTTGAATTGGGTCGAACCACGAGGTATACGGCATCGCAAGTGGCATCTTTGCAATTAAACCTATCGAAGTTGGGATTCAATCCAACCGAGATTAAACAAGCTACCGCATCTATATTAGACTTAGCTTTAGCGACAGGTGAAGATTTAGCAGATTCAGCTACAACTGTAGCAGCTACGATCAAAGGCTTTAACTTAACTGCTAAAGATTCGGGTCACGTAGCCGATGTTATGGCGAAATCGTTTTCAAGTAGTGCGTTAGACTTACATAAGTTTAGTACTGCTATGGCGGTGGTTGCGCCAGTAGCGAACAAAGCTAACGTATCATTAGAAGAAGCAGCAGCTATATTGGGTACACTTACAGATAGGGGTGTAGATGCAGGTACTTCGGGTGTTTCATTGAGGAACATATACCTTGACTTAGCTGAGAATGGTTTGAGTTGGGCAGATGCAATGAATCAACTAAAATCAAGCAGCGACCCATTGGCTTTATCTATGCAGTTGTTTGGTAAGCGTGGTGCAACAGTAGCCACGATTATCGCTGACAATGTAGACCAAATAGACAAGATGACTCAGAGTTTAGCGAACTCGGATGGCGCATCAGAGGCTATGGCTAAGATAATGGATGACACGCTAAATGGTGCCTTGTTGAGAATGAAGTCAGCGTTGGAGGGTGTTGCGATAGAAGTTGGAACACATTTGACACCTAAAATAAAGAGTCTTACTGAGAGTGTCATTAAATTGTCAGATTGGTTTACAAACCTTAGTGACGAGAATAAGAATTTGGCGATAACTACGGCAGGTTTGGTTGCCTCCACTGGGCCACTATTATATATACTTGGTAATTTGAGGATGAGTTACGCAGCACTAGTTCCAAGCATGGCTAAAGTAGCTAAAATGGCAGGTATGACTGAATTAGCGTTTGTAAAAAACTTAGGTGTAATCGGTCTATTTGCAGGGGCTATAATCGCAGTTGTGGTTGGGTTGAGGAAACTAAACAAGTATTTAGCCGACAATACAATACAAGCCAAAGAAGTTCGTCATCAGCAGGGGAAATTGACTGAGAGTAATGAGGCTTTGAAGGGTGCGATAGATGACGTAAAAGCAGCTACAGGTGGATATGTGCAAATATCAGAAGATGCACGAGCAGAGATGAGGTTAAAGACCGAAGAGGTTATAAACAACACTATTGCCAATATGAAAAATGCCATGTCTATGAGAAGGCAAATGAAGGCTGAGT